AATGCGGTTTAGCCGTGCATCCGTCCGCGAGGCATTCAGGTCCGCGCCTGACATACGGCCGGAGCGGCTTGAGCGGCTTGCCGTTGAGAGCCTGCCGGTAGTGCGCTGTGCAGTAATCCCGTGAGTAGCGAGGTTTCTCGCAACCCTCGAATGAGCACGTGCGCGTAGTCTCTGGCATAGCTGGCACCCTCCTATACAGGGTCCTGGCTGAGAGCGGGCGGTGGGCTTACCGTCCGTTCTCCCAGTATACCAGCTACTCATCGTGTAACAAACCTTGTGACGTTCCGTGGAAGTAGTGCGGTTACAGCATGCGCTCATCGTCCTGCAGCCAGAGCCTGGGCTTGCCGGTGACGCCTGCATGCGTAGCCGCATTTCCGCAGGTCAGGTAGCTGCGCCCTGGTACATCTTGATCGCGCCCGTGCGGTCCACGAGGGTACCATCTCCTCTAAGTATAGCACGGAAGGTCACAAGGTCCGAACCGAAGGCGAAGTCGTCCGAACGCTCGAACCTCACGCCTCCCACCAGCCTCACGAAGTACTGGCTGAAGTCGCCGAACGCGATGGACTTGGACCCGGTCGCCATGGCGGGCATGAACGGGTCGGCGACCAGGGGCTTGCCGAGCAGCAGGTCGGGAGACCCGAGGACCGCGGACGGTTCCCAGATCGGCCTGCCGACCGTGTCGGTAATTTTCCTGAACCCGCCGATGGTCTTGTCCGCGGCCAGCCAGTAACACGACCTTGATTGTCGGTATGGAGCTATTACGCTGTACTCCAGGTCGACCAGGTTGGCGTAGCTGGGCGCGCCGGCCACGCCGGTCACCGAGCCGGTCACGCCGACCGTCGCGGTGCTGACCAGGCCGGCCGGCTGGCCGGTGCCAGTCCCGTTGACCAGGTCGTTGCCGAAGGCATTGCCCAGCGCGCGTCCCGCCTGCATGGCCAGGTACCCGAGGAGATCGACGGCCGTGTCGTCAATGAGCTCGCGGGCGACCTGGAGCATGATGCCGTACTTGAAGGCCGACAACGGCTGCATGCCGAACGTCGGGTCCGACGTCGGGAGCGTGCCTGCCTGGGCCGCGGAGGCCGCGGTGGAGTGCGCGGTCGTCTTCGGCACCTGCAGCGTCTCGCCGCCTCCGGTGTTGAGCACGGTCGGTCCGCACTGCATGACACCCGAAACTTCGATCAGGTGTGCGATGAGCATGTCGTAGAAATCGATCGGCACGATACTGCTAGCGGAACCGCCCGTCCCAGCAGTCAGGACGCGGTAGTTGATCGGGCCGAGCTCGGGTGCGCGGCGGATCTCCAGGGCACGTCCGGCGCCCTCGTCTCCGCGCGCCCACTTGCGGACCTCGTCCAGCATCTTGGACCCGCCGGCGGTGCGGGCGGCCTGGCCCTCAGCGGGCTTGCGGCCGGACAGCGCGTCGAACGCGTCGTCGGCTTCCTTGGCCCGCTTCTCGGTGTCCAGGACCGCCTTGATCCGGACGTCAAGCTTCTGCATCTCCTCCTGCATCGCGTCCCACTTGCCCTGCTCCTCATCGGTGAGGGCGCGGTTCTCGGATGCGGCGGATTCGGCGATGCCCTTGGCCTCCTCCCATACCTGGAGGCGCCGATCCCTCAGACGCTTTGCGACTTCAGAAGGCATTTTCTTTCCCTTTCGCGTTGGTTGCCTTCTGCACCTGCGCTCGCTCCGTCCGTTGATCAGCTACGGCCTCAGCGCGCTTGCACTGGTTACTGCGTGGTTGTTACTCCTCGTCCACCCAGGGGTCTTCCATGTTGGCCTGCAGGGTGAGCAGGGCCTGGGCACCGGTCAGTACCGGCTTCTTGGGCGGCCGGACGCGCTGGTCAGGCTTCGGCCTGCCGCCGTCGATGTCGCGGTAGCGCTTGAAGAACTCCATCGCCCGGCCTTCGTTGAGCCTGCTGCGGACCTCCTCCACGTCGGCCTGCACCCAGTCGGCGAGGCTCTGGACTGCGCCGTTGAGCGCGCGGGCGCCGGCGGTGGCATCCGGGTAGGCCGGGTCCAACACGGGCGCCACGTCTACCAGCTGCACCGACAGCAACGTGCGCATCGGGTAGTTGAACTCCGACACGCCCCACTCGTCGCCGCCGGGGAACACCCGGAACGCGAACGAGCTGTGCCGCACGTCGCCGCGGGTCACGTATTCGAGGACGTCGGCGCGGGCGTGCGGCGGATTGACCTCATAGGCGAGCCCGGTCTGGTCAGTGGCCAGCCGCAGCGTGCCGGCGTGCGTGGTACCCAGCAGGGCGTCGTCCTTGTGGTTGTACCTGCAGACCACGTCGGGCCAGCCGAGGGTCTTGGTCTCGTTGAACGCGGTCGGGTCCACCTGCTCCACGAAGCCGCCCAGCTTGCGGCTCAGCTTGCCGAACGCCGCCGCGTAGCCGTAGATGAACTGCGGGCCGTGCTCGGCCTCCTGGCGCACCTCGGGCGGGAACCGGGTGAAGCGGCGCTCGGGCATGCCGTCCGGGGGCAGCTCGCCGAACGCGGCGCGGTTGTCGCCGGAGACCGTGACCCCGAACTTGCGGCATGCGGCCAGGATCTTGCTCATGGCCTGCTTGCCGAAGGGCGACTGCGGAGCGCGAGCGAGTGCATTCCTAGCGTGAGCCTCGTCATGCACAGGAAAGTGCCGCTTGCTCCTAGGTATCGTCTTCCCCCCGGCATCCTTAGAGCCACCAGGCTCTATATAGGCAAAAGCAGAATCGGGGAGGTCGTTGATGGCCGCTGACGTCATCTCGGCCCTGGATTCACTCATGTAACAGACCTTTCATCAGTGACCATCGCCGCCGTTTCCGCTGCCATTCGCCCCGGACAGCACCAGGTCCCGCTTGCTCGGGATCCAGGCGCCCACGAACTCGGGGCCGTCCGCCTGCCGGTGGGCCTGGGCGCGCTCCGCCGCGCGCTTGGCCTGCAGGAAATTCCAGATGAGCTCGGCGTCGTCGCGCTCCTCGCGCGTGCCGTAGTGCCGCTGGGATCCGATGATCTGCCCGAGCATCTGCTCCGCCGAGGGAACCTCGGGAGTCGGCGCGGGAGTCGGCGCGGCGAGCCCTTCCTTGGCCAGGTCCTGCAGCTTGTCGGCCGCCAGGTCCATCTCCAGGTCGATCGCCGACTCCATCGACTTGGGGATGCCGCGGATCGACCGGGCCATCGCCACCATGACGTCCAGGGGGATGTACTCGTTGCCCTGCCCGCCGGGGATCGGTTCCAGGTCCTCCAGGTCGCGCATCTCGTCAATGGACCGCAGGCCCATTGAGCGCTGCAGGTCGTAGATCTCGGTGCGGGTCTTGAGATCGGTCTTGAGCATGGCATCGCTGTTGAAGCGGCAGTACCGGTTGGTCGGCAGCAGGTTGAAGAACGCCGTCTCCAGCCTCACGAGCCACGGCCGCAACGCTTCTATAACTTGCAGTGTGCTTTGCTCTACAGTATTATAGGTCAAGCTGTCCCCGCGAGTACCACCAATGCGATCTGGTGGCAGGTTTAGCACCGAGGCAATCTGCGTCGCATTCATCCGTAGCGCCTCAATGAACTGCGCTTCGCTCGGCGGCACCACTACTGGCTTGTAGTCCCAGTCGCGTCCGTACACCAGCGGCTCACGGCGGCGCATCGTGGACACGAGCATGGCCCGGATCTCCTGGGCCTGCTCGTCGGAGACCTCCAGCTCGTTGTTCTGGAAAGTCCCAGGTGGGAAACCCCCGGCCATATACCAGTCGGTCCCGTAGCGCTCGGCCTCCAACCCGGACAGGATGGTCAGCGCGAACGCGCGCAGCGGGGAAATCCCCTCGATGCGCCCGGGCAAGCTGAACGCCTTGACGTGGAACAGCTCGCTGCGGTCCATCAGCCGGCCGTAGACGTAGATCCGGGCACGCATCGGGTTCCACGGCTGCATCTCGTCGTCGGTGACGTTGACGTCCTCGGGCGGGATCCACTCAATGCCGCTGGGCAGCCCGTAGCCGTCGCGCCCGGTGATGTACCCCCACGCGTTGCCCTGCAGCAGCAGCGACGTCATGGCCGTGAACAGCCAGTCGAAAATCGTTCCGGTGGAGCTCGGGTTGTCGAAAATCGACGGGCCGGTGTACCGCCGGGTCCGGTTGTCACGCGGGCCGGGCTTGACGTACAGCTTCAGCGGCAGCGCCGCGCACGAGGACGCCAGCAGGTTGGTGCCGGCGTACAGGGCGGGCAGACCGAGAGCCCGGTCGGTGCCGAAAACCTGTCTACTAGGATGGACAGGCCCTCCAGTATCAAAACGCCTAACCAGTAAGGACTGTCCCAAGGGCGCCAAGGCACCCCGCCAATCACACGTGTCTCAGCCCTGCTCGACTGGATACGCTCGAAAAGTCCCATACTCCCATATCACCCCCTCTCACACGAAAGAGGGTGCGCAGAAGAACCGCTGACGCGGCAGGTGATACGCTCGATCGCCTTCACGGACCTGAAGGCTCCCCTGCGGACGGACGGACGGACCCGGCTCCGTTCCGGCCGCGGGCTATGGCTAACGCAAGGTTACGTCTGTTTATGAACTCCCGCCAGGCTGGCCGGCGTTTTCGATCCTCATTCCTGACAGCCCGGCCTCCGCGCGCTCGTACAGCATGGCCACGATCGCCTCGGCGAGCAGCTTGCGATCCGGCGGCGCGGCGAAATTACGGCCCGGGTTGCACGCGATGGTGTAGGCGATCGCGAACTCGATCTCGCCGGCCAGCGCGGCAGACGGGATGTGCACCGAGACGATGTTCTCATCGGCGGGAGGATCGCTCATTCGTCCGCCTGGCGGAACAGCGTGCCGACGCCGCCGTCACCGGGAGGATTGCGCCCGGCCCGGACGTCAGCCTGATCGAGCAGCAGGCAGTTCTCGCAGATGAAGCCCTGGTAGAAGGGTTTCCAGATGCCCGCTTCGCCGCAGCCTGGCCGCCGTCGCCTGCAGAATCCGGCATGCTGCTCGATGAGGATCACGGTTCGACCATGGTCTCGGTGACGTGAATGAAGATCGTCCTGCCGTCCTCGCGGGCCTGGTATGTCAGCACCCCGGCGTCCCGGACGGCCGCGGCGAGCTGATCGGCCTCTCCGGTGTCGGCGCATTCCAGCCGGACGATCACCGCGGCCATCACGCCACCGTCTCGGCGGGCGGCTCCACCTGGGCCGGATCGTAGCTGGCCACGATGATCGCCGTGCGCACATACGGGCGGTAGGCGGACAGTGTGTCCAGGATCTCCATCAGCTTGTCCCGGCCGGTCCCGTCATCCAGGTCCACTATCAGCTGCATGCCACCATTATCGGACGCGGCGGGCCTTCGGGCGAGACGGCGGAACCTGGGTCATACTGAAGGCTAGCCGCTGCGGCCCGGTGCCCGCGGAGCCGGCGGCCATCCCCGGCACGAGGAGGAGAGATGGCCGACGACAAGACCCCGAAGACCGACCTGGACGCGCACGACGACGGCGCCCCGGACATGAGCCCGGCCGGGCACCTGGCGATGGCCAAGGCCCACATGAGCGCCGCCGGCGACCACATGAACGCCATGGAAGACAACATGGGTGAACCCGGCGTGGACGGGGACCGCAGCGCCGCCCCGGCCGGCTCGGCGCAGCAGCGCGCGTTCCGCTACCCGGGCGGGTCCGGCGCAGCCCGGGCGCTGCGGCAGGCGACCGGCGGCCGGCGCGGGTAGCGGCCGTCCGGATCAGCTGGCGCTGTCCCAGGCGTACAGGTCAGGTTTGTCGTCCGGGGTCAGCTCGGACGGCTCACCGGTCGGCGCCCAGCCGTTCTCCAGTCCGGACAGCACCCGAAACTGCTTGGTGGCGATCACGTGCGGCAGCGGCCTGCCGCCCGGGTTGACCATCTTGCCGGTCTCGGTGTTGACCACCTTGAAGCCGCCGTCAACCGGGGTGACCTGGTAAGGCACCGCTGCTCGCCGGCCTAGGCTGGCTCGGCGTCCGGGGCGGCGACGGCACGACCATCCGGCCCTGGGCGTACCCGAACCGGAGCGCGCCCCACATGTACCCGAGGATGCTCACGACGGCTCCGATCACCCAGCCGATGGCGAAGAACACCGCGCCGATGGCGGTGAGCACGGCCCGGCCGTGGACCTGTTCCGCGACGGCGCCGGCGGCCTCGGCCCGCTCGGTGCGGTCCTCCTGGATCCGGTCCGGGAGCGGAGCCGGGCGCTCACTCAAAGTTGTCATAACTTTTTTCCGATCTAGCGTGGGGTAAGCGCCGCGCGCCGACCTATGAGAGGGTGTACGCGGCTATAACTCAGACGGCGACCAGTCGCGCGGGTTGCCCGCCTCCTCGGCTTCGGCCTCGGCCTCAGCGGCCGGTGCCGCGGCGGCGGCCAGGGCTGCCTCATGAGCCCCCATCCGGGACTCGTACTCGGCGGCCCACAGCGCGGCGGTCTCCTCGTCAGGCGGTGCTTCCGCCTCCACCTGGCTCAGCGGTTTTCCGGGTACCGGGCTGGTGCCCGGCGCCGCTTCCGGCTCGGCTGCTTCGGCTGTGGTGTGATGGGTCCTGGGCGGCATGGTCTCCTCCTGCGGTGTCTTCGGTGCCGGTCTTGCTGGCTGATCGTGGCGGTAGCGGCACGGGCAGGATGTCGATGCTCACCCGGGGGTCCTGCGCGGCCTCGATGTACGGCTGCACGTGGCCGGCCAGCACCAGGACATCCCAGGGCGCCCGGGGGTCGGCTGCGATCAGGTCCTGCCTGGCCACCACGGCGGCCTCGTCTAGCCCGTTCATGTCTGCCTACCTGACTGAAGCCAAAAGATCGTAATGACGGCGCTTGCGGTTCAGCGCCCAGTGCGCGTTGGTCGCGCTGGTAACGGGGGTGATGTCGGATGCGGAGTCGCGGCGGCACCAGGCCCGGCCGCCGTCGCCGACGTCGCGGGTCTCGGCACTGGCTACCGCGGAGTGCAGGCCGGGAGCGAGCTCGCGGCCCAGGTGCAGGAGGGTCCGGTCGCGGACCCCGGTGACCAGCAGGGTGAACGCGGCGGCCTCGTCCGCGCTGGACATCGCGAAGATCTCCATGCCCTGCTTCTCGGCGTCACTGATCAGCGCGGCGGCCGGGCCGTTGCGCGGGATAGCGACAGCGGCAGGCTTCCACTTACGGCGCAGCTCCAGCAGCTGCGGCATGATCCAGGCGGTGCCCTCCCGGTGGCAGCCGCGCGGGATCTCGATCACGAACCTGGGCTCCGGGCTGCCGGGCTGGGCGGGCCGCTCCCAGCAGGCGGCGATGGAGGCGGACAGCATATCGGGGTCGATGTCGATGGCGAAGGTAACCGGCCGGGTGGCGCCACCGGGGTCGGACATCGCGCAGGCGCCCCACGCCTCCTCGCTGATCACCGCCCAGGCTTCGTCCCCGGCCGGCCAGTCGCCGACGCCGAGCCTTTCCCGGTCGAACGTCGGGGCGGTCATCGCCTCCAGCTCGTGCACGACGTGGTCGACGGCGATCCGCACGCCGAGCGCCGGGTTGGCCTTGGCCCAGGAGCGCGGGTCATCCCGGTCGTCGTGCTGTGCGCAGACCACGTACCGGTTGACTTTGCGGCCCCGCATCTCATCGCGCGGGCAGGTGTCGGTGTGCGGGTTGATCGACCACTCGGCGCCCATCAGCGTGGGGTCGCGCTTGAGCACCCGGCGACGCACCGCGGCCAGCTGGATGGAGTCCCGGTAACCGGCGCTGGCCATGTAGATGACCTGCGGGTTCGGCACGGCGCTCAGGGTCGGCAGCGAGGCCCCGACCACTTCGTCGCTCAAGATCATCGCTTCGTCGTAAACCACCGTGTCGGCGGTGAACGCGCGGCCCGATCCGCGGGAGCGGGCCAGGAACCGCAGCCGGGCGGCGACGTTGCGGCGGATGCGCCGGCCGCCGGAGCCGAAGATCAGCGTCGGGGCGGGCCGCAGCTCGATGGCCTCGTCGCCGTGGGAGGTGGTGACGGCCTTGACCCGGCGGCGCAGCTCGTCCCAGCCGGTGACCATGTCCCGGACCCGGCGGAAATGCTCCGCGGCGGCCTTGAACTCATGAGCGGTATGGATGATCATCGACTCGCCGAACAAGAACATGCCAGCGAGTTCCCGCACCTCAGCAGCCTGGTTCTTCCCGTTCTGCCGGGAGCAGATCAGCATGCCCTCGAACGCGGACCAGCGGCCGTCCGGCTTGGTCCCGCACAGCTCGGTCAGCCACCACTGCTGCCACGGATCCAGGTCGTAGCCGAGCCCGGCCGCCCATTCGAGCATGTCGGCCGAGGCATAGTCCCCGCAGCCGGCGGCGTAGTCGGCGTTCGCGCAGGCCGGGCAGCCATCGGTCTTGACCCGGTGCCGGGGCGGAGCGGTCCAGAATCTGGGCTGCTGCACGCCGAGAGCATCCTGGCCGCGCAGCACGGTGCCGTCTGGCAGCCAGACATCCGGTACGACGGTGAGGACGGACATGACAGGAGCCGGGACCTCCCGGGGGGAGAGGAAATCCCGGCTCCGTCTTAGGCCGCGGGCTTGGTGCTAAGCGTAGCCCCGCCGCGGCAGCTGGACTACGGCTCTGGGGTTACGCCTGGGTGGGCACCACCGCGACGGCGATGTCCTCGGCGATCTCGTCGGGGTTGACGACGGCCTCGAAGTTGTAGCTGTGGATCCAGGGGTGATCCGCGGCCAGGTCCTGGTACTGCCGGTGGGCCTCGTTGCCGCCGCCCTCGGCCGGGCCGATGATGGCGATGGCCCAGACCTCGTCCCAGTCGCCGTGCGAGCCGTAGCCGGTTTCCTTGTCCAGGGTGGCCTGGGCCAGGTACCTGCGGAACGCGTCGGCGTCGCGGAGCGCCCCGTCAGTGAACACGACGCGGGCGCGGACCGGGCGCTCGTCCCGGTCGTCCTTGCGGAACTCGCCCATGTAGCGCCTGTCGGCGGCCTTGATCGCCTCCATGATCTCGGTGCCGCCGCGGGGCTTGCCCTCGCGGTCGAAGTACTTGGCGATGTAGTCCGCCAGCTTGCGGTCGACGTTGGAGCTGTTCAGGTCGCCGTCGTCCGGCTCGCTGCCGAACATCTGGTAGCGGTTGCTGAACCCGTAGGCGAAGACGCCGCCCTCCTCGTCGGACCCGCCGGCCTGCTCGTCCGCGGCCTGGGAGTCCAGCTGCTCGAACGGGACGAGAACGCCGCGCATCGCCGGGACCTGGATGTCCCAGGTGTTCCGGGACGGGTCGCTGTCCCAGGGCCAGCCCTCGGACTCGGAGCTGTCCAGGTAGAACTCGGGCTCCACCTCGCGGGAGCCGGTGTTGAGCGGGACGATCTCCTCGCGTCGGGTGCGGTTCAGGCCGCCGGTCGGCGTCTCGGTTCGCGTGATCTGCATGTGTCTCCTCGTGTCCTGGCCGGGCCTAGCTCCCGGCCGCTACTGCTGATAAGGATACCGTGTAAGACTGTAACTCGTCGTATTCCTTCAACTCGGCGAGCGCCGGCCCGTACTGGCACATCGCCCGCGCAGTCATAGCCCGCTCGGTTGCGATGCCATCAGACGGCGCCTGCTCCCAGCTGATACAGGTTAAGCCAGACCGGGGTCACCTGCCGGGATGCCATCTCCTCGCGGAATGTGCCCATCAGTATCCTTGCTCGGTAATTTGTCTTGGATACTAAGAGCATACCGTAAGGGGCGGGTTATTCCCCGGTCGCGGCCAGCCGCCGCTCGCGCCGCTCCCGGACCTCGTCGGTGGAGTCGCCTTTGCGCTCGCCAGGCGCCTGCGCGGCCAGGTCATTCATGTGCATGCGCAGCTCGCGCGCGATCCCGGCCTTGTCACGCGGGGTCATCTCGGTTTCGTCCAGGTCGCGGGCCAGGTCCAGGGCGGAGGCAGCCAGCGCGGAGGCGCGCAGTGCGGCGGGCATGGCACGCAGATCCCGGCCGACCGCGAGCTCGATCTTGCCCTTGCGGCGCGGCGGCGTCTTCGGCGGCGGGGACGCGGCCTCGGCGAACGCGGCATCAGGGCCGAGCACCAGCCGATCGAGTTCTGACGGCTCGGGCACCGGGACTCCTCTCCGGAACCCGGCTCCCTAACGGCCGCGGGCGATCTTCAATCACTATCTCCCACCGATGGGAAGTTACGCCAGCTCCGGGTGCGCCGCATAGTACGCTTCCACGACCGCGCGCTCATCCAGGCCGACCTGGCTGTCACCGTGCACCACGCAGTCCATGACCGTAGTAGTGCACGCGCAGCCCTCGCTGTGATCCCGGTGACCCAGGACGCAGGTGCAGGTGTTGTCCGCCACCCGGCCGATCTTAGCTCACCTGTTGCGCGGGTGCAGGTAGCAGACCACCTTGACCGGGTAGTGACCCGCAACGGTACCTTGCCCGTAAATGTAGTGGCCGGTGCAGCTCACCCGGTAGTGCGTGCCGTTCGGGATGGCCCGGTAGTGCTTCAGCTCCTGCTGCGCGTAGGCTGCGGCCCCCTGCGCGTTGTTCACGTAGTGCGGGGAAGCCAGCGCGGCGCTGGCGACGCCGGCCACTGACCCGATCAGCGCCAGGACAAAGGCCAGGGCCAGGATCCTGATTCTCGTGATCTTCACGGTTCCTCCTCAGTTATCGAACAACTATCCGTCGCCGCCAGGCAGCTGCATCCGGAACGCGGCCACGCCCTTAAAGCACAGTTCGTTGATGATGTAGGCATACGCGACAACCGCCAGGATGATCAGTGGCAGAAACACCAGCCACGGCAGCCACGCCCGGTCGGCCTTACGCTGCGCGGTCACCCAGCGGCGGACCGGGGGGATGCGGAGCACGAGCAGGATGACCGAGACCGCGATCAACTGATACAAACGCTGGTGCTCTATCGGCGTCCCGTCAACCGCACCAGACGGGCCGTTGCGGCCGTTCTGGATCCCGAAGCCTTCCAGCAGGGCCAGGTGCACGAACAGCAGTGCCCAAACAGCGTAAGTGAACCGCTGCAGGGTCTGCCAGTACCGGCCGAGCCAGTGCATCGACCACGCGTTGGCGGTGATCGCCAGCGGCATCATGACCAGCACCATCATCAGCCCCGCCAGCAGGAACGTGTGGCCGAAGATCCTCCCCGGAACGCCCCCGGTGAACGCACCCGTGATCGAGGCGATGATCGCGTCGGCCAGGGCGTTGCAGGCGAGCACGACTCCGTACCAGCGGCGTAGCGGGACGAACCACCGCTGGCCAGTGAGCGTGACGGCCGGGGTGATCGCCAGGGTGGCCAGCAGCAGGAGCATCGACCCGCTGCCGAGCACGTCGGCGTTGACGCCGGTCAAGGTGCTGCTGCTGCGCTCGATCACCGGGCGGGAGATGAAGAACAGCGGGGCCAGCGCGGGCAGCCCGAGCAGGATCACGGCGATCGTCTTGCGCTTGATTGCCGAGCCGGCGAACCGGTAGCTGCCGTCCATCCAGGCATCGACCGGGTTGCGGGACAGTGTCCGCTCGGGACGAGTAGCGGTGGCGGTCACGGCAGCGGCCACTTCGGCACGACCAGCAGGTGCTCGCCCTTCCAGACCAGGATGGTCACCGTCATCGTCTTGGCGTGCGCGAGCTGCGGCACGACCATGACCACGATGACCGGCGGCGGCGGCACAGGGCGGACCTTGGGCAGGTTCAGGTCGGCCGGAGTGGCGGCGGTCGCGCCCGTCCCGGCCACGCGGAAGATGAAGCTGGCCCAGCCGTGACGGCCGAGCTCACCGGACGCGACGAGCAGGGCGAGCACGACCGGGACGATGATCGTGAGGAGGATGAGGCGGAAGGGCGTTCGCTGACGGGGTCGGGGCCGCGTATGCCTCCCGGTTGACGTGAGCACGGACACGGTGGACTCCCCGGGTTCCGGCGCTAAACCCGCTCTCCGGTCCCTAGTGTCTCATGTGGTTACTTTGCGTCAACCTCTGCCAGTTCGATTGAGAGGATCCTCTGCGTCCAGAACCCATCCGGCCCCGGGCCGATCCACTCCGACCCGGTGACGCGGAACAGCCGGCCCGGCGGGGGCTGCGGGCAGTACCAGGCCCGCCAGAACTGCCCGCCGTCATGAGCGCCCGCGAGTTCCAGCCACTGCAGCAGCGGGTCGGATTCGCGGGCGGCCAGGAACGCGGCGTAATCACGGATGATCTTCGCGTCGCCCGGTGAGACGGCCCTGCCATCGAACCCGGCGCATCGCGCCCAGCCGCCGGGAGGGGCCTGTTCAGTCATGCGATCTTCTCTCCTCGGGCCGGGGGCTCAGCGGGCCTGACGTCTACTGCGTGCGGGTACCGCTGGTGCAGGTCGGGCACCGGGTTGCCGGTGAACGTGACGAACCTGCCCTCTGCCAGCTCCTCTGCCACCCCGGGCCGCAGCCGCGACCGGGAGATGAACCAGGTGATCTTATCGCGGGAGGTGGCCAGCCCGTAAGTCTCTCCGGGGTTCCAGCGGGTGACCATTGCGAGCCGGCGGTGGTGGCCGTTGTGGCGCTCCGGGCGACCGTGGTCGTTCCGGGATCCGCCCCCGCCGCGGGCGGGGATGGCGGCGCCGTGAAGCCCGAGCTGTCGGCGGGCGTTGGCGTAGGTACGCGCGGCACTCAGGTCGGACGGGAGGGTGACAACCTCACCGTCCGGGCACCTGATCTGGATATGGTTATCGGCGGAGTACCAGATGTCTTCGCCCTTGATCCCGGCCTTTTTCAGCGCGGCTATCAGCTGGCGCGCGTCGGTACCCCGCCATTTTCGGGGTTGCCCTTTTTTCGGCATGCCTGTCTCCTGATCGTGATCGTGTTCACTGAAGGGTTAACTGGCCGGTCAGGACCGTGATCAGGTCCACCAGCCGGGCCGCCGCCTCGGCCCCGATCCGGGCTCCGATGGCCAGCGCGCCCTGGGTCAGCGCCCAGCGGATGTTGCAGATCTTGTGCGCCGAGCGCAGGTTGGTCCAGGCGTTGGTGCCGCCGTCGCAGCGCATGACGATGTGGTCCACGGTGGGCGACCAGTCCCCGTCCGTTCCGGCCAGCTCCGGGTCGATGGCCCGCCCGCCGTCCTCCTCGGGGTGCCAGCACCGCGGAACCAGGCACGTCCAGCCGTCCCGTTCCCAGACCTGGTGCTTGCGCGAGGGGGTCGGCTTCCCGCTCACGGCTCGTCCTCCTGCTCCTCGCGCCAGGCCCGGTAGACGTCCCGGCTGCGCAGCACCGCGTTGGCCAGCGCGGCGACCAGGGCGACGACCGCGAAGGCGAGCATGGCCTTACGGCGGCGGCGCTCCTGTTCCCCGTTTTCAGTCATGGTCGGCCTCCTCACAGGTACTCTCCCGATACCGGGACGGTAGTCAGCCCGCCACCGCGGTCACCGCAGATCCCGCACAGCCAGCCGCCCTCGCCGTCCGACCGGATCTGGTCCCCGGGCACGATCCGGGATCCGCAGCCGTCGCAGTCACCGAAGTAAGCTGCCTCGAACCACGGCCCGTACCCCGGCGGGGGCAGGAACTCCGGGACGCTATCCTCACCTTGCATATGTCAAGTATACTCTAAGAGACAGGGAAAGCAGCAGCACGATCAGGAGACGCCGGTATGGGGAAGCCCGTCATGCACTACCGCAAGCCCGGAGACGGCGGCACCCCCGCCTGCGGCAAGGGGAACTGGGTCCCGCCGAGCCGGCTGAGTACCGACCCGCTCGCGGTGACCTGCCGGGACTGCCAGCACAGCAACGCGTACCGGGAGGCATCCGCCGTCGCGGTGCTCAGCCCGGAGTTCCTGCCCGGCAGGGGGCCGGTCACATGAGCGAAATCCACGAGATCACGGCGGCATGTGCCCCGGTTCACTGCTGGTCTCACGACGTGGACGAAGACGGCCCGCACTACCGCGCCTGCCTGGAATGCGGGCACCTGTACCGCACCGAGGCCGAACTGGTGACCGAGTACAACAAAGGCGTCCGGGAGGTCAACGCCAGCCCCCTGCCCCGCTGGCCAGGAGAAACCCGGGTGCCGGAAATAACCAGCGTAAACGATGCCTGGTTCTGCCCCCTCTGCATGCACGATTTCTGAGGAGGCGCGATGACCGTTCAGGTGATCCCGCCCGGCCGGGCTTTCAGCGGCCCGGGTGATCAGCGGACGTGGTGTGACGTGACCACGCACGGCAGCCAGTTCCGCCCGCTGAGCCCGATGCTGCTCGGCCCGGTTCCGCTCTACGGCGAGATGTGGTCGCGGACCATGGAAAACGCGTGGCAGTACGCCAAGGTTTACCCGCAGTATCGGTACGACGGTTACTGGCCGTGGGCTCGGGCAGGCTGGGACAGCCAGCGCGCTGAGCGGTACCCGATGGGCAAGGGCGCCCGGCCGCTGCACTCGCTGTGGGCCGGCGACGAGCTCGGCTACGTCGATGCCCGGCGGCGGATCTACATCCCGCTGTACTCCCAGGCGGTCCGGTTCCACCAGCTCGCCCTGTTCCTGATCCTGCGCGAACAGGCCAGGCTGGGCGACCTGGTGATCGTGGATTTCGACGCCTACGACCACCGCGCGCTCGGGTACTCCTGGGACGACGTGGTCAACGACGAGAAACGCAAGATGGGCCACGGGTTCGTCCTGGCCATGATGATCGAGGGGGTTCTATGACCCAGAGCTGGCCGCAGCCATTCGAGGGCGTCCGCGGCACCGACATGAGCGAGCACATGCTGCTGTCGCTGCGCGAACCGGCCCTCGCGCACCGCGAGGCCCTGATCGCGATGGGCCGGAACCTGCGCACCGCGACTCTGGTCGGCAGCCCAGCCCCGGTAGTCCGGCGGATGAGCGACCGGATCTCCCATCCCGAGCCCGGCGACCTGGTGGTCACCATCGAGGTGCTGTACGGCCGCCGCGACCCGGACGACCGGCTCAAGGGCTTCGGCATCTACCTGGCCGGCCGGAAAGAGTGGGAGACCACCGACGAGGAGTGGCAGGCCGAGTGCCTGCGGTACGGGATCGACCCGGCCGACCGGGGCACCGACACGGTGTTCTACATCCAGTACGGCCCGGACCCCGGCGACATCTGCCGGTGGCACAACTCCGAGGCCGTCGCGCTGCCGGTCCAGGACGGCCCGTTCAGCATCGACGGCGCGGCCGAGCGCGAGGACCTGGGCGAAGGGCGGCAGCGGGCCACGTTCACCCGGGACAGCCTGATCGGCGGCCTGGCCGACTCCGGGTTCCGCCTCAAGGGCGAGCCCGGCCCGGTACCCGAGGAGGGTGAGCACCTGGTCACGGTGCACGCGCCCAGCGGCGCGATCACCGAGATCCGGCCCGTCGCGACGACCAGGACGGCCCGCCCATGACCACGTACCAGGAGATCACGCTGGACTTGTGCTGCGGCGAGGGCGGCGGCGCCCGCGGCCTGGTCCGGGCTGGGCACTACGTGATCGGCGTCGACATCGACCCTGGCTGCCGGAAGGGGTACCTGCGTTCGGGCGCGCACGAATTCATCTGCGCCGACGCGATGGAGGTACTGACCGCCCGCTGGTTTCTCGATCGGTTCTCGTTTGTCACCGCGCACCCGCCGTGCCAGGGCTACAGCAAGATGATGAACTGCCAACCGCCCGAGGTCCGGGCCAGGTACCCGAGGCTAATCGCACCGATGCAGCCGCTACTGGATGCCTGGGGCGGCCCGTTCGTGATCGAGAACGTGGTCCCGTCTCCGGGCCTGGGCGAGCTGCGGGATCCGGTGTGCCTGTGCATGCACATGTTCGACCGCCCGGGGTACCGGCACCGGCTGCTAGAAGCGGGCGGCGGCCTGCGACTAGAACCGCCGCCTGCTCCGGAACGGTCCTTCACAAAGGACAGGACCAGGGTAAACCGCGAGTGCGGGTGGCCACATCCGGTGCCCACGGCGCGGGCCGGGCACTGGATTCCAGGCCGGTTCGTGTCCGTAGCCGGGCACGAGCGCAAGAAACCCGTGTTCAGCGTGATGGAGATCGACTGGATGAGCGACCGCGAGGCCGTCGCCGAGGCGATTCCGCCGTACCTGGGCACCTGGATCGCGGGTCAGCTGGCCGCCTGGCGGGAGGCCGAGGCAGCGGCCTGAGCGCATACTGATCCCATGCCGCCCACTTACCCGAACCCGCCGCATCCGTCCAAGATCCAGGGCAATGGGCTCGCGCACGGGATCGGACCGCAGCCGTGCACGACGTGCGTCGGCACCGGCAAGGTCCCGCCGCCCGAACGTCCCTGAGCATGACGGCGGCCCGCCACCGCCTCCGCGAATGACGGGCCGTCGTGCTCTAGGGGGTTACGGGTTCTGCGGAGCCGTCTCCACGTTGTTCTCCTGGTTGTACGGGCGCGGCTGGGCGTAGTTCCAGACCGTGCCGCCTGCCGGGATGGTGAAGGTGCCGGTCAGGTTGGCCACGCCGTTGTGGTTCGTGGTCACCGCGCCGAGGTACTTGTCGAACGAGCAGAAGTTGCTGTAGGCGTACACGTCGTACGTGGTGTCCGGCAGCGCGCCCTTGAGGTGGAACTCCTCGCTGACGGTGGTGCCGTCCGAGTTGAGCTGGAAGTTGGCGAAACCGGTCACCTGGGCCGGGTCAACCGGGTCGACGGACGGGACGGAGCCCGCGCCGCCGCAGTAGGTCTGGTCGGCGTAGAGCGTGGCTCCGGGGGCGTTGTCCGACGCGAACGCCGGGCTGGCCCCGAGCGCCGCGCTGGCGGCCCCCAGGAATACTGCGGCCGTGACAAGTGCTGACCTGATGCGCATAATACCCTCCCTTTGGGTTTTGCGCGCTAGCCGGCCAGCGGCCTCTCCGCTGGCCGGCGTCTTGCTGAGTGCAGGGGAAGGCAGCCGTGATGACAGCTAGCTTCACCGGATTACCCTCCCCTTTGCCCCTCTCCCGGGAGGACCGTACGCGACGGCCTCCCGGGAGGCGGAGGCGGACCAGCCGCTAGCTGGTTGGTGCGTTGGCAGTGAACAGCGCGTAGTGGCCGCCGGTCGTGGACGCGTCCGACGCGGTGCCGTGCGGGCCGGTGTTGACCGCGCTCAGCGAGTTGTTCGGTGCCACGGTAGCGCCCGTGTTGTTCGGGCTGATGAGCTCGGTGACGGTCGCAGGCCCGCTCAGCGGGTTGACCGCAGCACCGACGTTGAAGGTCGCGTACTCGCCGACCGAGATCGGCTGGCAGGCATCGCTGGTGTAGGCCGCGGGGCCGGCCAGGACGGCCGGGAATCCGTTGCCGGTGCAGGGCACCATGCCGGTGGTGGTCTCATTCGCGCCCCAGGAGGCGTTGTCGAAGCTGACCACGGTGTGGTGGAAGATCGGGCCGAGCGGGACGACGACGGTCTGCACGCCAGGCAGGTCACCCGCGACCGGGGTTCCGGTCGGTGCGTCCAGGTCCTGTGCCTCGAAGACGATCGTCTGCTTGGTGAAGGTCTTCACGATGATGAAGCACTTGATGAAGTCGTTCGGCAGCTTGTCCTGGGTGCCGGGGACGTTGCCCAGGCCGGGGACGTGGTCCTGGCCGCCGCCGAACGGCGAATTGTCCGGTGCTCCGGTGCCGGTCGGCGTCGGGACGGGCTGGTCGTTGTGCTTGTCCTTCAGGATGCAGATGAGCAGCTTGACCCGCTTGGTCTTGGTCACGAGAGATTCGTTCAGCCACACATGGTGGTTGAAGGGAACCGCGGACAGGGCCGGGATCGTCGTACCCGGGAGAGGTCCGTTGGCAGGGCATCCGGGAGCAGAGGCGACCGCCCACTGCGCCTGGAATACCGTCGTGAGGTTGTTGCTGAACAGGCCCAGCTTGGCCGAGTCACCGGTCACGCTGTTGCACTCCTGGATGCCCTGCCGGCCGGCCTGCAGAGTCAGTCCGTACTGGTCGGGCTGGACGACCTCCTGGTTGCCCGTGATGCCGGGAGTGTTGACGTTATAGCCACCCATCCCGATCGTGGTGACCTGCGGCGCTGCTGATACGGCAGCCCAGGCTGCTACGGCCCCGGCCATCAGGACCGCGAGCGTCCCGGCGATCGTGGCCGGCGCGCGCCATCTGCGGCGGCGCTTTCCTTCGGATTCGGACATTCCTATGCCCCTCCTGCGTGTGTTTTCGGGCAGCAGTGTGCCACCTCTTGGAACCTTAGAGGACCCTGTCGGTAACCTTCGGATTGACTCGCCATGTTGACCGGATCGTTACACGACATTCGCCGGCACTTCACGAGAATGGCTGTGTGGCCGGTAATCTCCCCCTGGCGCACATACAGGAGACGCGGCGCCGGCCAGGGTGGTTTACACGGCGGGAAGGATTTTTCTCATGCGGTGGCGGGATCGCTGGCGCCCGGCGGGCGGCTGGCTGTTCTGGGCGGCACTGGTGCTCGCGCTGTCCGCGCTGGCGGGCGCGGGCACCGCCTACATCATCACCAGCATCAGCTCGCCAGCGCCGGCCGGGCCTCAAGGGAGCGGGGAACCGTCAGCCCGGCCGGCCGGGACGAGCACTCACCACGCGGCGACACGGCCAGCGCCCCGCAGCACGGGCGGCGTCAGTCCCGCACCAGCAGGCTACTCCCCGGCCCCGTCCTACGTCGCGCCCAGTACGCACTTGACGCCGACTCGGTCACCGGCCCCGTCCGCCAGCAGCACGAGCCCGGCTCCGGTGATCACGACCCCGGTCCCGTCCGTCACGACGAGCCCGACGTTCCCGTCCGTCAGCCCGCCGCCGCCGGCAACCGGATCCCCGCCCGTGCCGGTGACCGGGAGCCCCTGATCAGGTCCAGGTCTCGGTCAGCGCCCGCTTGACCGCCGGGCCGGGCTCGTCGGCGACGGCCCACAACTGGGTCCACAGCGTGTACCGCTTCCAGGTCAGCCGCTCGTTCAGGTCCGGCTGGGCAGGTCCTTCCAGGTCCTCGGTGACCACCTCGGGCGGCGGTGGCGGGGTCGTGCCATCGGCCGGCGGCGCGTACTCCAGGTAGGCGAACCCGTTGGTCCACCGCGGGCCGGACGCGGACAGCGGCAGGATCCGGATCTGGACATCGGTGCCCCGGGTCGTGGAGATCTTCTCCAGGTACCTGAGCTGGTCGCGCATGACGGCCGGGCTGCCGACCACCCGGTGCAGCACGCCCTCATCGAGCAGGGCGCGCAGCGCGACAGGAGGCTTGTCCTTCAGCCGGGCCTGCCAGCGAGCGATCGCGGCGGCCGTGTCCTCGATCTCGGACGGCGGCATCTGGGTGACCTGCTGCATCTCGCGCAAGACGGCCCTGGCGTAGGCCGGGACCTGCAGCAGGCGCGGCACCGCGTACGGCGCCCACTCGGTGACCGTAGCGGCGAGCACGGACGGGCCGAGCCAGGCGTTCAGCAGCCCGGACTGCTCCATCGCCGCATCGAACATCCGCATCAGCGCCTCGGCCTTTTCCGGGGCCATCCCGTGCCACTGAGCGTAGTAGGACAGGATCTGGGCGAGCGCCTTGCGCCTGGTCGCGGTCCGGCCGCGCTCCAGCCGGGAAACCTTGGACGGCGACCATTTCAGGTCGGCCGCGACCCGGTCGCCGGTCACGCCGTTCAGGCTCTCCCGGAACCGGCGTAGCTCGCCGGCGATGACCGGGTTGTTGACGGAGTCGGCCCGGGAGCTGCCGGTCTGGTACTGGGGCATGTGCGGATGACCTCTCGTGCGCGGTTAATTTCACACCGTAAACAAAGTGCCTCATCTGACGCAAGCCCCCGCGCAAGTGTCACTGACAGTAACGGTAACCCTGCGTCATGTGTTGACTGTGAGCAGTAGACGGGTCTAGGTTTGCAGTGCCTGGAGTTGCTGGCCACCCGGGTCCGGACGGGCTCTGGCTGTCAGCTAGGCAAGACACAGGAAGACCCGCCGCGGCTGGCGGTAATCACACGTGAGAAGCCCTCGCGGAAGGGGAGCCCGGAGGAGAGTACTGCGACCTCCCGAGGGCACCCAGCAAGGAGGCTAGCTCCCGCTGCAGGACCAAGGTTCAAATCGGCGCACCAGGTCCGGGCAGGCGGGACACTGGCCCCAGACACCGCGGACGTACTCCCCCTCTGCGCGGGGGCTGATCGCGATCCTCCCACCGATGGGAACTTCAGTGGGAAGTTTCGTCCGGGATCTGCTCCTCGCCGCGGCGCAGCTCCTCGCTCAGGTGCTTCGCGGCCCGGGCCTGCCAGCGGTTCGCGATCTCGAACGGCCACCACCAGGCGGGATACCTACGGGTCTGGATCGGCCGCCAGCCGGGCCGCAGGCTGATCCGGTGGCCGCCTTTCATCAGCCGGGCGGGAGGCTGCCAGGCGAGGTCGCCCGGCTGGACGTCATCCCGGCGCCGACGGTACTCAGGCGACGTCATCCGTCACTGGCCCAGAAGCCGCCGCCCTGCTCGTTGACGGCCAGGAAGATGTCGCTCGTCGTCCCGAACAGGGCGTCCACGGTGCCCGCCGCGTCCTCCATGGCCGCGCCCTGCTCCTCCAGGACGCCGCCCAGCCCGGACATGTACTGGCCCAGCTCGTGCATCCCGGCACCCAGCATCTCGAACAGGTGCGGGAAACACTCCAGCATCCTCATCAGGTCCTTCGGGCCGTCCGGGATATAGCTCATCTCGGCCGCGTCAGACATCGCGCTGATGACCTCACCCGCCATCGCGTATCTCCCGGGCCAGGCCCTCCACGTCGGCCACGTGCCGCATGATCAGGTCACGCTGCTCCGGCTTGTCCATCCGCTGCGGGTGCCGGGCCTGAGAGATCCACTTCTGGGTTATCGCCCGCAGCCGCTCCAGCAGTTCCTGGTCGGTCATCCGTCCTCCGTCTCCCTGGCCCGCACCTGAGCGATGCGCTCCAGCGCCGCCATGGTGATCCTGAACGCGGACAGCTCGTCATCGGACAGGTCTGCATGCCAGGTACCGGTGACAAGCTTCAGCAGCTCCAGGGCGTGCACGGCCGGATCGGGCTCGATTCCGAGCCGGGCGTACAGCACGCTCAGCCCCTCGCCGATCAGCAGGTGCACCGCGTCCTCGCGAGAAGTGCCGATCAGCTCGGCGACCTCGCTGACGGCCCGGTACCGGCCGCGGTGGAACCGGACCGTGGTCTGGACCCGTTCCTTGCCGGCCCTGGCCGCTGTATCCCGCAAGTCCCTGGCTACCTCGTCGCGCCCGGCCTGGGCTTCCAGCAACTGCCGCACGCGCTCCACCTCCGCCTCAGTGAACTTGGTGGACCGGGATGTCCTCATAGCTGCCTGGATGGTCCCGGATGCCATCCAGTTCCGGACAGTGTTCTCGTGCACGCCGAGGCGCCGAGATGCCTCCCGCACGCCGATCAGCTTGTCGCTCATCGCGCCAGCGCCCAGGCCGCCCGGACCCAGCGGAACGGGTTCCAGCGATGGATCCGCTCGCGGCGCAGGATCCAGCGGGCCTCGGCGATGTTGGCGCGGTCGCCGTGGTAGTGCTCGTACCCGTCGCGGTCCTTGTTGTAGTTGCTTTTCACGAGGTTATGACGCTCACAGAGCAGGAACAGGTTGGTCAGCACAGTTCTGCCGCCGGCGATCCAGGGGCGGCAGTGGTCGACGTGCATCACCCCGCGGCGGGTCTTGCAGGCAACGCAGCGGTGCCGGTCGGCGGCGCTCACCACGCGACGGAGCCGCTTGCTGATGTAGCTGCTGCGCTGGCGGTCTCGGGGGGTGCCGGACTCGATCAGGTGCCGCCGGTACCGGCCGCGTATCCCGCGCGGCACGACCAGGCCCGCGAGCGCGGCCGGGCCGAGCAGGAGCGCCGACAGCACCAGCGCCGGCCAGATGACCAGCCCGGCGAGCAGGAACACGCCGAGCCCGGCCAGGCGGAACAGCTGCTCGTGCGGACCGGGGACAGCGAGCGGCTGCCCGAGGTACGCCCAGCCGGCGGCAGCCATCACCAGGCCGGGCACGAAGGTCACCGTCCGGGCCACCGGGGCGAGGCTACCGGCCGGCATCGGGCCACCCCTCGGGCATCACGTGCGGCCACCCGGGGAACGAGCCTTCCACGCAGGAATGCACCCGGTCCATGAAGACGATCTTGGTTTCCGGGTCCTGGATAGGGACCTGGTAGTAGAAGCCGGCCTCGTCCTCGCCGACCAGCACGTGCCCGCAGCGGGTGCAGGTGCGCTGCTCAGGCGGCAGCAGCCACGGATCGGGCTGCATTACGGCCGCCATCAGGACACCTCGCTGGCATCAGACGCTGTCCGCAGCGGCCATTGCGGGTAGTCGGACGGGGAGTGGTGCTGGCCGTCCGGGCTGGCCTTGCACGCCATCGCGGCCTGCGGGAGTAGCAGCTCGCCGCGCGCCGGGATCCGGTGCCACGGGTCCTGGCCGCCCCACCGGCAGATCAGCACGTGGCACCAGCAGCAGCCGGACAGCACCGTCCCGCCGCTCACCGCTTCACCGTCCGCCAGGAATAACGGGTCCGGCCGCCACGCTCCAGCACGCCGTCCCGCTCGTACTCGTGCGCCCAGCGGTGCAGGGACTCCCGGGTCGGGGTCATGCCCTCGGCGGACAGCCAGACCGCCACCTCGCGCAGCGTCGCGCCGTCCTCGCCGCGCTCCTCGATGAGCTGCAGCATGCGCGTCATGGCCGGGTGCTGCGGCAGGGGCAGCAGCGCGGTGTGCGCGGCCCACAGCAGCGCGCCCAGCTCGTCAATGGTGATCCCGCGGCCGGCATCCGCGCGGCGTACCGCGACAGCCAGCCCGAGATACTGTGCCTTCGCCCAGGCGGCGGCCAGCTGGGCCTTGCCCTCCTCGGAGCTGGCCCACAGCACCTCGCGGGCCTGTTCGGTGGTGATTTGCGTCATCTAGGTCTCCTGGTCTTGTCGTGCTTCCCAGCCGGCCTTGAACGCGAGCTCAAGGTCGGCCTCAGCCCAGCCCTCCTCGGGCTCGTCCTGGGCGGCGCGCCACCGCGCGTATTCCATCACCCACTGCTCAGGCATCAGTAGTTCCTCCCGTGCTCGCCGCGCCGGATCGCCGCGTAAACGTCACGCCGGAACAGCCGCACGCCCAGGCGCGGGTACTCGCCCTTGCCGTGGCACTTCCAGCAGTGGCGGCTGTTCCGCGAGCCGGACAGGCCGTGCCGCTTGGACCCGCCGCACGAGGCGCACTGCCGGTTCGGGTACACGGCCAGCGAGATCAGGTACACGTCAATGACCGCGGCCACGGCCGCGCCCGCGGCGAAGCCGGAGATCGCGCAGATGACCGCGATCGCCGTAGCCAGCGGGATCAGCACGCGCAGCACGACGGCCTCCTAGTGGTGCGGCTTGGCGGTGTCGATGAACACGCCGAACGCGTGACTGACCTCCGCCCAGTGGGTGAACACGAAGACCGCGAGCCAGATGATCACGAGCCAGAAGATGACGGTCCGGACCAGCCCGCCGAGATCGTTCATCAGTCCTCCTCGTAACCCCGGCCGGACAGCGCCCGGGAAATCGCCCGCACGCCGCCCGCCGTGATCAGCGCGGCGAAGGCGACAACCAGGCCGATAACGGCGGGCCTCGGCCAGATCCGCAGTGCGGTGCCGATGGCCGCGGCCGAGAGCAGCATCACCACGTCGATGCCGGTCCGCGCCGCGTGGCTCATCGAGTGCCAGCGGGTGTCGTGCCGGGTCGGCGGGATGACGATGCCGGGCCGGACGAACCGCCAGAAGTAAACCAGATGCCAGTGATGCTCGGTCACCCCGTGGTAGCCGGCGGCCAGCAGCAGGATACCGATCCCGGCCAGGAGGTACGTCACGGCTTGTCTCCCGGAGGGTCGGCGAACAGCGCGAGGACCTGCGGACGCAGGTCCTCGCGGTTCTTCCGTCGCGTCCAGCCAGGCCAGTCCTCGTCGGCGATCCGCGCCGGGTTCCCGGTGATCGTGGTGGTGCGCACGCAGCCGAACTCCGCGGCCAGCAGCTCCTGCATCCGGGTCAGGCTGGTGCCCATGTCGGTGAAGTACGCGGCCACCTCGAACCACTCCGCGTCCCATCGCGGGCACCGCTGGCCGTGCTTGTTCCGGGGGATGGCCCGCCAGCCGGTCTTCCCGGTCAGCTGGATGCCCAGGTGATCGCCGAGCCGCTGGGCGAACTCGCGAGGCGGCGGGAACAGGTACGTGCTCACGATCGCTCCTCGCCGGTCAGCTCGTAGACGGTGCCGTCCGCGCCGACCACGATCCCGGTGTCGTCTTCGGCCAGCGTGTCGGCGTCGGCGGTCATGGCCGCGGTCTCGGCCGCGGTACGCAGCGTGTAGCTGTGCACCGGCTCGCCCGGCCGGTCCACGCGGACAGGCCCGGTCTCCGGCTCGGCCTGCGCCGCAGCGCGCTCCGCCTCGGGGACCGGGACGATCTGGTAGTGGCTGCCTTCGGCCATCGAGACCGTGTGCGCGGCCTTGGCCAGCAGCGCGACGGCGGCGAGCGCGAGCACGAGCGCGGCGGCGAACCGGCCGGCGGTGATTACCTGGGACCGGTGCTGGTAGATGGCCGCGCCGCCGATGTAGGTGAAGGCGAGGAGCACGATGCCGACGCCGACGACCGCGGGGTTGCAGCTGAGCCGGGCGGAGGCCCGGGAGTACCAGCGGTAAACGGCTCTCATGGCTACTCCTCGATCAGCCCGTACACGACGTGGGACAGGCTGTCGTAGATGACGTGCGCATGCGGCCCCCACGGGTCGTTGCCGGGCACCTTCCCGGCGGCGCGGAACAGCTCCAGCATGGTCTGAACGGGCATCTTGAGCAGCGTGCCCTGCGGGTCGCCTCCGGTGATGTCCATGCCGCCGGACACGGCCAGCCGGATCCAGTCAACGGTGACGTCGTCGGCCACTGCCTGAACGGCGCTGACCTCCTGGTCACGGTCCAGGTGGATTGTGGTAACCCGGAATGCTGCCATCACGTCTCCTGATCCTCCAGTCTGCAAAAGTCTACATGACATCAGGCATATCGTCATCGTCGCCGAGGTTGGCCCACCGCCAGCCGCTGCCCCGGGCCGGGCGGTGCAGCTTGCCGCGCTGCGCGTTCTTGGCCAGCCACCGCTGCACGGTCTCCCGGGCTGGCGCCTTGCCCTCGGCCTCCAGGCGGGACATGATCTGGCGCACGTACAGGCCGGTCCAGCCCGCCTCGCGGATCAGCTGCAGCATCCGCTTCTCGCGCGGGTCGGTGCCGCCGGGCGGCTCGGTCAGGTCGTCCAGCTTGTTGAACGCGACGATCGACCCGAACTCGTCCTCCGGGTCGGGCGCCGGGGCGAACCCGGCCGCTTCCCGCCAGGTGTCCAGCAGGTCGGCGTTGCGGTCCCAGCGTCCCGCGTACGCAGGCAGCCGCTCCGCGCACTGCGGTTCGAGTTTGGGCCGCAGGTTCCCGCAGTACAGCGCCCGGTCGGTGATCCGCTCCTCGGGCTCGATCCGGTACAGGTGCACGACCGGGGTGATGCCGCCGGGCCGCTTGATCAGGGCGTCGCCGCGGTCCTGCAGCTCGTACAGCATCCGCGCCGCGGCCGGGTCGTCGGGGAAGATCCGCCCGCCGTCGACCGAGTCGTTGCAGTGCAGGCCGAACCGGATGTCGGACATCGCCTTGATCCCGGTGCCGCCCATCAGCTCCACGTTGGTCCGCTGCACGGCGCCGACCATCGACCCGGCCGCCTTGCGGGCCAGCTCGGTGAACTCGCTGCCCAGCTGGGACAGGCCCCAGTTGGACACCCGGTCACCGGACTTGACCGACCCGGTGACCTTGCCGTGCCCGAAGCAGGCGCCCATGTCGTCGCACAGCAGGAACAGCGCCGGGGTGGCCTCGCTCGGGGTGATCTTCTCGAACACCGGGTAGGTGGACCGGACCCGGCCGACCTCCAGCGCGGCCTCCAGCATCAGCTTGGCCTCGTCCCGCTCGGTGGCCACCCAGTCGATGACCGGCTTGCTCGCGTGCTCGGCCAGGTACGGCATGATCCACGGCCGCGCGGTGATCCCGCCCGACATATCAATGAGCCATATGAGGGAATCGGGACAGGCGGCTAGCAAAGCGATGAACACATTGAGCAGCGAACTGTTGTGCGTAGGGACACAAGAATGGCCCGCAAGATACAGATGTGACGGGCCGTCGACCATCAGGCAGCGCACCGGCACGCTCGGCACGGGCCGGATCGCGGTCACGTAACGCCGGAACACGACGGGCCTGACGTCGGTCTTCTGCCTGGCCAGCTTCCGCGGGAGCCGGAACACCTTATCTGCGGGCGTGAACGCCACGATCCAGACGAGTCCGCAGTCCTTCCCGTATAGCTTTGCTGTCTTGCTGCGCAGGGTCGCCTTGTAACCTAGCCCGCAGGCCAGCTGATGCACGTCCCGGGCCAGCCGCTCGCACGTTGAGTAGTATTTCGCGGTCCCGCTCGGGATGCAGTACCCGTCCGTGTCCAGCAGCCCGGCCAGGAGTGCTCTCCGCTGCGACTCGGAAGCCCGCTGGTAAATGGCCGGAATGTGCTTGTTCTCAAGCATGCCCAGGTCTCCCAGCCGGGAGGTGAGGTCGCCTATGCGATACCCGGCCAGTACCTCCCGGCGGCCGGCTTCACGGCTCCGCATCAGGGGCCACTGATCGAGCCTGCCGGCCCGGCGTTCGCGTTCCCAGTGATTGCGGCACAACCCTCGCGCGGCTATTTCCCCTGACGGGGAACACCGCTCATCTGCCAGCAGGCAGGCGAGAACGGCATGCCTGTCCCGGAGTACGCCCCTGGCTGCGTCCTGGGTGACCCAGGCAGTCTCGCCTTCAGATTCGATCTCGTTGATGATCTCGTGGTCTGCTGACGTTATCAGCCCGGTATCCGATGTTCCGTCGCCGAGCCAGGCGCCCAGCGTGTACGGGGGCACCGGCAGATCCGCTTCGGGGCACTGCAGCGGGGCAGCCACCCGGACGCTGTAGTTCAGCCTTCCGTTCGGCGCATCCCGCAAACCAGGGATCATCTGCTCAGTAGTCAGCGTCACGGGATGCCTAGGCTGACGTGACGCCCGCGACGCAGCTGTATCTACCTTCCACTGGTGCCACGCGTCAGCGGTGATGACCGTACCGTCACTGAACTCGACTTCGTAGCACGGCCGGCCTTCCATGACCTCCGTGGCGGCCAGGACCCGGACCGGGTTCCCAGTCTCATCGAAGACCAGGTCACCGGGCCGGATCTCGCCCATGGTCGCCCAGCCGGCCGGGACCGGGACCGGGGTATCACAGGCTAGCGCCTTGCCCCAGCCAGTGCTGCCCCCGATCAGCACGTGGACCTCGCGCATGAGCTGCCGGAACGGCTTGCCGTTGTCGAACACGCCGAACTCCAGCGGCCGGTTCACGGTCAGCGGCTTGTTCTCCAGCGGCATGTGCACGGTCGGCCTGGCCCCGTGGCGCTTCGGCCGGACGTGCAGCACGAAGTCGGCCGCGTGGCCGCGCTCGGGCTTGGAGAAGTACACCCCGTCGCTGTCCCGCTTCAGGCTGACCGCCATCTCCGCGGCGCACATCTCCAGCTGCCGGTACGTCATCGCCCGCCGGTCCCGGGTAGCCCGGCCCAGCTCGCCGCGGACCTCGATGACCCCGTGCTCCTCCCGGACGTCGATGATCTTGACGCCGGGCGCGCCGTGGTTGGCGAAGAACCGGACCCAGCGCTTGATCTCCAGCTCATTGGCCCGGCCCAGCGCGGCCTCGTCCTGACGGGCCAGCGCCTGGCGGTGATGGCCGATCGCAACCGGGCCGATCCCGGCCAGGATCAGGCACGGGATGAACAGGCCGGCGATGACCATCTCGTGCGGCACGCCGAAATGCCACGCGGCGGTGAACCAGACGGTGAGCAGCACGCCCCAGGCCAGCAGGTAAGACGACATGAACGCGGACCGGGTGGTCCGGTACGCGGTGTAGAACGTGACCGCGGTCAGGCAGGCGAAGGCGAGAGTAACCAGCTGCCAGGCGATCACGCGGTGCAGCGGCAGCCCGGCAGCAACCAGCGAGGCGACGAACACCAGCCCGGCGCTTTCCAGGCAGTGCAGGAACAGGTCCTTGCCCGTCTTGATGCGCGGCGGGCCTCCCTGCTCGCGGACCAGCCCGCGCCAGCCGTCGTTACGCGACGCGTCGCCGAAGGCTTCGTCCAGCTCCTCCTCGTCGTGCTCGCTCACCGGTCCTCCTCCCCGCTACCTCTCGCGCTGGCGCCCGCCGATGCGCAGGCCCTCCTGGTAGTGCCGCCTGGCCCGGCGGACCCAGTCCGTGCGGGAACCCCGTGTCGGCTGGGACACAGCCAGCTCGTTAGCCAGCCACTGCACCATGCCAAAGCACTCCTCGGCGGCCTCGTACGCGTCGCCCAGGTTCTCGATCATGCCGCAGAAGGTCTCGTTGTTCCGGAACCTGCCGCCGCTGGTGGTCATGTGATCCCAGCTGCCCGCCACAATGCCTCCATCAGTCGTCGGTCCACAGCTGGTAGCTGATGCCCGCCTGGCGCAGGCACGGCACGCACCAGTAGTCGTCGTTCTCGCCCCAGGCTTGCGGGGTCCAGCCCATCGGCTTCCCGTCCGGGTAGCGCGGCCCCAGGCCACACCGGGTCTGGAACAGCGCCGAATACGGCGGGATCGCCAGCCGGGCCGGCGGGCCGAGGTGCTTGACCGGGTCGCCGGGTCGCCAGCAGGCGCCGTCGATCGTGCCGGTGCCGCAGCGCCCGGCCGGGATGTCCAGCGCGCCGGGCGCCTCGATGTCACCGGGGTGCAGTTCGTCGTCGCTCATCCCCCTATGATCCAGGTCCGCGCATGACGCCGCCGGACGTGACGGCTTCCAGCTCATCGGCGATCCCGCTCATCTGGCTGGCGGCCTCCTGGATCGCGGTCGGGTAGGCCGGGTGCACGCCAGTCTCCTCCAGCCGCTGGCCCATCTCGTTCAGGGCCTCCTGCAGCGCCGCGACGATCTCGTGCACGCCCGACACGGTGTCGTGCACGTCCTGCGGGTCCGAGAAGTCCCGGCCCGCCATCGACCTGATCTCGTCTGCCATTGCTCCCGTGTCCACGGTGCGTCCTCCTCCTGCTCGTGTCCTTCGTCCCGGCATCCTGCCGGTCCCGTTCGGTGTGTGCGCCGGCGTCGTGGCCGGCCTGCCGCGCGGCTGCGGCTGCGGGGCCGGCGTACCGCGGCGGCGGTTCCAGCGGCGATACCGCGCCCGGTCGGCGCGCATCGCCAGCCAGTGCGCGAGCCCGCCGGCGGCGAACCGGTCAGCCCACGACCGCGGCGGCCGAGCCCGGCGGCGGCGCCACTGGTTCGCGATCCTGGTCCGGAACGACTCCCGGCGGTGCAGCCGGATGATCCCGGGCGCGCTGCCGCGCTTCATCCGCCACCAGCGAGCGATCCGCTGGCGCCGGGTCAGCAGCCGACCGTGCCGGTCGCGGGGCAGCACCAGGCCCGCGCGCCAGCCCCGGCTCCAGCGGTACCTGGCCCAGCGGGTGCGCCAGGTCCGGAACCGGTGCCGCATGCCCATCCCGGCGCCGGGCAGCACCCGCCACGGGTGATGCCAGGGCCGGTGGTGCGGCAGGTGCGGGCTGGCCCGGAACCTGGCTCGCAGTGCCGCATACCGCCTATGGCTGGCGCGCCACCTCGTGCCCCGGCTACCCGCCACGCCCGGCGAGCCACGCAGCCGCCACCAGGCGTACGCCAGCGGCCCTGGGCCTGCGCCGCGGGGGCCGAACCAGTACGCCGGGCGCATCCAGTTGGGCCTGCCCGCCCGCCCTGGCCTGGTCCCGGCCCCAGGAGCCCTCCGGCGCGGGCGGTGGCTCCACGGAGCGTACCAGCGGCGCGACCCGGGCCGACCCCAGGTTGCCGGGCGCCACGGCCGGAACGGCTTGCGGCGGCGGGGGCGTGGTGCGCCGGTACCTCCCCCGCCGCCACGACTGCGCCGCCAGCCGAACGGGTTGAACCAGCGCCGCCGGGTGCCTGTCCGCGGACGTCCGCCGGTTGTCCGCGGACGTCCGCCGGTTGTCCGCGGACGCCAGGTGGACGGGCGCCAGGGCCGGAACCCGCGCGGGCGCGATCCAGGCCGGCCGCCGCCTGGCCTGCTGCGCGGCCGGGTGCCGTGCGGCCGGAACGGGGCGAACCTGCGCCGGGTGCCGGTACCGGTACGCGGGCGGGCTCCGCCAGGCCGCCGGCCAGCGCCGGAAAACGGCCTGAAACGCCGTGAAGTCCCGCGAGAGCGCCCGAAAGTCCCGCGAGAGCGCCCGAAAGCCCCCGATCGGCGGCCAGGACCGCCGCGAGACCCCCCGAAGCGCCCAGAACCCGTCCCGGACCTGCGGAAAGGCTTAAAACCCGCTCCTGTGCGCCGTTTTCCGCCTGTGAGGCCGGAACCGCCCCTGCGCTTCGGGGAGACCAGGCCAGCACCGGAGCGGCCCCGGCGGCCCCAGGTCGATCCGCGGTGGCGGCCGGTTCCGGGGCGCAGGCCGGCACCGCCCCTGCGTCGGAACGGAGCCATTGCGGGACGATGCCGGCGGGACATGCTACCGCCCGGACGGAACGGCTGTCTAAGCCCCTTACCTCGCTGACCTGGGTAGTTCAGGCTGCCGGTGGTGCGCTTGCGCTCAGGCTTGCCGCCCGGGTACCGGTGCTTGTGCAACCACGGGTTGATGACCAGCCAGCCGCCGACGAGCGCGAGCACGCCGAGGCCGGCTCCAGCCAGCTCGACCGTGCCGGCGCCGAGAGCGCCGCCGGCCCACATGATGCCGAGCACCGGGATGAGCGTCAGCAGCAGGACCCGGCGCCAGCGGACGTGACCGGTATCAGGCGTGCTAGGCGCTGACGAGGTCGCCATCGTGCTTCCCGTTGCTCATCGACCTGACCTGGCCGAGGATCCTGGCCGCGGCCCGGCGGCTGCCATCCAGCCTCGGGTCGGCTGCCAGCTCCCGCTCGGTGGGCAGCTTCCCGCCGCGCTCCAGCAACTCGCCGCGGATCTCCTCCTCTACCGCGATCCGCTCATCGCTCAGGCGTGAGCCCTGGACCGTCGTCGGCCCCGGTGCGGGGATAGCGAGACCGCGGCGGCCCTCCAGGAGCCGCTTAACGATGATGAGGCCGCCGGCCAGGCCGGCCGTAGCGGTGACTGGCCAGATAGCGGACACGGCCCGGTCGGCGACGGTCGCGGCGGGGGCGTGCCAGACGTTCCCGCCGACGCTCAGGATGAATCCCCACAAGGTCATGAGGGCGCCGGCCACGAGCGACAGCGCATCCTTCCAGTGCCGCAGGACACGGATGAACAGCAGCAGCTCGCCCAGCACGATGAACGCGTCGGCGGCCAGCGGGGCGATCGCGGCGCGCCAGCCGTGCAGGCCGTACGCGAGAGCGAAGGCGACCAGGTTGGAGTACGACTCCACGATCGCGGTCGCGGTCACGGCGGTGGCGATCAAGCCGAACGCGGCCATCGCGACGCCCGCGATCTCGTGCGGGGTCACTGGGCGCCGCCACCAGTGCTCGTTACCCTGGTCCAAGGCCCTCACCGCCTAGCTCGGTGTATGGCTCAGGGAGCATGGCCCGGTCCCTCGGGCTGTGCTCCCGCCTGCGCGCGTGACGGTAAGAGTATCACGCGGTCACTTTGAGCGTACCAGCGCACGTGCACCGCGGATTATTCCGGCGCGCCAGCCGGGCGGCTCTCCGGCGCCTGGAGCGGTGAACCCGTACGGGTCTTCTCCCGAGGTGCTGAGGTTGGCGCGCCAGGCTGGCTCACCTGGAGGTTCCGGGCTGGCGCGCCGAGTTCGAGTGGAAATCCACCCTAACTACGCCAGCTGGCACGCCAGCGCCTCGGTGCGTTCGGGCGCAGGCGGCCCGGCTCGGGGAGCCAGCGCCAGGCGAACCAGGGACAGCCGCACAGCGAGCAGTAGGTCCGGGCATGGAAATGCCGATGGGCCGCCAACTGGTGACCGCACCGGCATTTCATAGCGTGCAGGTTACGGCAGCTGGCGCGGCATCGGGTCGGAGCTGAGCGTCAGGGTCTCCATGCCGCCGAAGTGCAGGCCGAGGATCACCGCGGGCGACTCGCTGGTCTTCAGGCCCGGCATCGTGTCGGCGCCGTTCGGGTTGCTGAGCATGTGGCTGTCTCCTGTTCCGCGCCCGCACGGAAGGCGGGCAGGCTACCCAGTCTACCCGGATGCACGTGCATCAGCGCATTGCACGATACGCGCGCGTATCACTAGAGGACAGGACCCAGTTCGGCAACACCCTGACCTGCACTGTCGTCGCCGCGCATGTACTAGGTAGGAGGTGCGTCATGAACAAGCAGCTGATCGAGGACCTGCGGGCGCTGTTCGCCGAGTGGCGGCGGCTGGGGTGGTTCGACGGGTACGAGCCGGGCGAGGACCCCGGGCCGGACGCGGATTCGTTGACGGACGGAGGTCCCGCCGCGGACCGGGGTCCTCACTTATAGGCTCCCGGCGCCGGGCCGGATGTTAAGCCGCCTCGCCCGCGTTCTTGGACAAATTGCAGCTCAGGTGCGACAACTGCAGATTGGACAGCTCGTGCTTCCCGCCGCGGGCCAGCGGGATGACGTGATCAGGGCTGGGCTGATGCGGGCCGGGCGCCATCACGACGCTTCCCCCGCAGATGCCGCAGATCCCGTTATCTGCCTCGAACAGGTACGCAACCAGGTGCCAGGGACGGGTTAGCCCGGGTATGCCCAGCAGTGAGACCCGCCTGTTCATTGCCCTGGTCAACACCTCGTCCCGGAACGCCGGGTCGGCGTAGTACCGGGCCATGGTGGCCTCAGAGGAGATCCTGCTGCCCCGGCGTTTCTTGCAGACCGGGGAGCAGGTCAGCCTGGTCGGAGAGTCCGAGATGAACCCGGCTCCGCACTCCGAGCACTCGCGTGACGGCTCGGTTTTGCCAGTCGGCCAGAGATCGATCGGCTCGTCCCACGAGAGGCCACACTTGGCTCGCAGCCAGGCGATATAGCAAGGATGGGAGCAGAACCGCTGTGTCCTCCGCTTGCCGCCCTGGCTGCCCGAGCCGCTGTCGCGCTTGGTGTAATCCTCCCCGCATTGCTCGCAAACGCGGATCTTCTGGGCGGCGCGCCAGGCGTTGACGCAGTCCTTGGAGCAGAACCGGTTCACGGTACTAGGCCGGCCCATGAACTGGGCCAGGCACTGCTCACAGGTAAACGGACCTTCCTGGCGCACCAGCTCGGCGCTCCGGGTAATCAGCTGATCGGGAGCCAGGCCCTTGGCGATCCGCCGGCACGGCTGGCAGATGATCGCGCCCGCGGACGTGTTGTCGCGCCAGACCGGCTTACCGCAGACCGAGCACGTGCCGCCATTCTTGCCAGCCGGAACACGCTGCCTCCGACCGCCGCGGTTACGTTCCCGGTCTGCTTCCTTCTGGCGCGCCAGGGTGCACTCGCGCTCACCGCAGTACTGGCGCGCCAGGCTCCCGGTCACCGGGTTCTGGCACCCGCCCCTGGCACAGGTGCGTTCCAGGTCCTCGTGCAGGATCCGAGTGATGACCGTGGCACGCACCCTCGCCCAGCTCGCGATCTGCGCGACCTTGGCCCCGGACTGGTACCACGCGACGATCTCAGCACGGGCGTGATCCATGCGCTTCGCGTTGACCTGCTCGATAATCTCGGCGAGCTCGCGATCGACGGCTGCCGTCACCCCAGCCTGACCAGCGCCTGCTCGACCTCATCCAGGGTCAGTCCCGGGCGTCGGCCGCGGATCCCGTTATCGGCGCCGATCACCGGGCTGCCCTCGTCCAGCGGGACCAGCCAGTACCGGCCATAGTCCCAGGCCCGGAGGTCACGAACTCGCGATTTGACCAGCGTATAACGCTGCCGGACGGCGAACCGGCGGACGCGGTTCTCGCGTGCTTTGTCGGAGATCATACCCGGATCGTACCCGGAACGTGCCAGGACTGTGATCCGGTGTGATCGTCACACCTGTGACCGGCGTGTGATCCGGGCTAGATCACTCATGATCACACCCCTTACCTGGCCTGCGGCGATCACAAACAGGCCGGTCACAAATAGGTCACCATCACGGCGATTCTTAGCGAGGCTAACGACGCGCTGCACGCGATCCTTAGCAAGGCTAACCAGATACGCGCGAGATGGTTCGCAAAGCTAACGACTTTCCGCGCGACGGACCTCTTTATGAACCGCGCCGGATCCGGGGTTCGACCGACCTTCTCGAAAATCGTATCGAAATCTCCCACCGCTGGGAGGTTTGGTCACCCGCTGCGACGGAATCGGTCACCGTCTGTCGCCAGATACCCGTTACAGCTACCCTCGGAATCGATCTATTCCCTGCAGGTCAGAGCATTATTTTCGAAAATTCGTACGAGGTCTGATGCCCGAAACGTACTTTGGGCGAACATTGACCAGAGAGAAACC